CTTACACAAGTCCACAAATATCAGAGGTTAGTGGAGAGGATTGGATTGAATACGGTGCAGATAATGATTATTTTCAGTACCTAATCGATAGATACAACGGTTCTCCTACAAACAACGCAGCCATTAATGGTATTAGCCAACAGATATATGGAAAAGGCTTAAATGCTACCGATAGCAACAAAAAACCAAACGAGTATGCACAAATGATATCTTTATTTAAAAAAGATGTTGTAAGAAAGTTGTGTTATGATTTAAAGTTAATGGGTAATTGTGCTATTCAAGTAATTTACTCAAAGGATAGAAGTAAGATTGTTCAAGTTGAACATATGCCTATTGAAACATTACGTGCTGAAAAGTGTAATGAAGATGGAGATGTTCCAGCATATTATTACTTCAAAGATTGGGCCAATATAAAAAGAAATGATGTCCCGTTAAGAATACCAGCGTTTGGAATGTCAAACGAGGATATTGAAATATATTATGTTAAGCCTTACAAGAGTGGTTTCTATTATTATAGTCCCGTTGATTATCAAGGTGGCCTACAGTACGCTGAATTAGAGGAGGAGGTGTCTAATTACCACCTAAATAACATTATGAATGGGTTGGCCCCATCAATGTTAATTAACTTCAATAACGGTACTCCTAACCAACAAGAAAGGCAACTAATTGAAAAGAAGATAGCCAATAAATTTAGTGGAACGTCTAATGCGGGTAAGTTTATACTTGCTTTTAACGACAATAAGGAAAGTCAAGCAGAGATAACACCAGTTCAATTATCAGATGCACACAATCAATACCAATTCTTAAGTGAAGAAAGTACTCAAAAGATAATGGTTGCACATCGTATTGTATCTCCTATGCTTTTAGGTATTAAAGATGGTAGCGGATTAGGTAATAACGCTGAAGAAATAAAGACTGCGTCACTTTTAATGGATAACACAGTTATTAGACCTTTTCAAGAGTTGCTTATTGATAGTTTTGACCAAATATTAGCATACAATGATATTAGTTTAAACCTATATTTCACAACATTACAACCTTTAGAGTTTACAGACGTAGATAAATCAGTACAAGATGATGAAGCAATAGAAGAAGAAACTGGTATTGAAGCGGGGACGCAGTTAAGCAAAACGGAGTTAGATAACTTTATGGAGGAGTTTGGAGAAGATGAAGATTTAGAGAACTGGACTTTGATTGATGAACGTAAGGTTGACTATGATGAAGAAGATGCTTTGGATTACCAAATTGACGAATTAAACAAAAAAAAAGATAAGTCAACGTTAAGTAAAATATGGGAATTTGTATCAACGGGTACTGCAAGACCTAATAGCAAGTCTAAACAAGATGAAACGGTAGGAGATGTTTCGTTTAAAGTTAGATACCAGTATGCACCATTACAAGATACTTTTACAGATGGTAAAAATGTGACAAGAGATTTTTGTTCAAAAATGGTACAAGCAAAAAAAATATATCGAAAAGAAGATATTATAGCAATGGATAAATTACCAGTCAATGCTGGTTGGGGACCACGAGGTGCTGATGTTTATTCGATATGGTTTTACAAAGGCGGAGGTGCTTGTCATCATTATTGGGCAAGGAAAACTTATATGTATTCATCAAAAGATAAAAGAATAGATGTAAAAAGTCCAAATGCACCCGTTATAAGTGTAAATGAAGCAAAGAAAAAAGGATTTAAACCAAAGAAAAACGATTCATTAGTAGCAAAGCGGCCTATCGATATGCCTAATGAGGGGTTTTTACCAAGTAATAAAAGGAGATAATGGCAACAGTTTTATTTATAAACAGAACAGATTTAATGCGTAATTCTATAATGGATGGAAATGTTGATACCAACAAGTTTATCCAATTTATTAAGATTGCACAAGAGATAGATGTTCAGCAGATAATGGGAACTCAAATGTATAATGGTTTATCTAATGCGATACCAAACATTGATACACCATCAAATGCACGTTGGAAAACTATTTTAGATGATTACGTTGTCCCAATGCTGATATGGTATGCACAATCAAATTACTATCCTTTTGCGGCTTATCAAATAAAGAATGGTGGAGTATTTAAACACACTTCTGAAAATGCACAATCGGTAGATAAAAACGAAATAGATTTTTTAGTAGAAAAAGCACGTACAAACGCTGAGTGGTATTCAAGAAGATTTATTGACTTTATGGGTTTCAATCAGCAAACCTATCCCGAATACACAAATAATAAAAATGATGATTTATATCCAAGTAATGATGCTACGTTCAATGGCTGGGTACTTTAAAAAGCCTTTGGCTTTAATTAAAAAAAATAAAATGGCATACAAACCTAAAAAAACAAACATAGAAAAATTAAAAACCTTTTTAAGGAAAAGTAAAAATAAGAAATAATGGCAAACGAGATTTATAGTAAAACGTGGTGGGGTAGTGGTGTTTGTAGTAATACTGTCGGTTGGGGTTTAATATATAAACCTTACGCTGGTTGTGAATCACAAATAACTATTGATTTTGTTGAAAGAGTTTTAGCAGATGGTGGCACTTTAGAAAGCGTTGAATGTATTGATAAAAAATTAAATTTATAAAAAAATGGCAAATCCAAAATTAGCAATGATACCTACGGGTTATAAGGCTGGAAAAGTATATAGTGTTCTACCCGAAAGTGGAGTTGGAGATTTCACTTTTGATAGAGATTCATTAGCGACAAGAGTTAACGAAAATGGTTTAATAGAAACAATGGCAATCGATGTGCCACGATTAGATTATACTGATGGTGGTTGTCCAAGTCTTTTGCTTGAACCCGAAAGGACTAATTTAGTTACTTATAGTCAAGATTTTAGTGATTCGAGTTGGATAAAAGGAAACACAAGTGTTGTAAGTGGGTTTACTTCTCCCGCTGGAGAAAACAATGCTGATAAATTAGTTGAAAGCACATCTAATTCAGTCCATTACATTAGTAGTAATTCTTTTTCAATAGTTTCGGGTTCTTATTATTCTTTTTCTGTATTTTTAAAGAAAGGAGAAAGAAATTGGCTTAAAATAGATAGTTCTTCTAATTCAAATTGGTCTTGTGGTGCTAATTTTGATTTAGAAAATGGGGTTGTTGGTTCAATAGATAGTGGTTCAGCAAAAATAGAAAACTACGGTAATGATTGGTATAGATGTACAATAACGGGATTAGCAAATACAAGTACCGTTGTTCTTGCAGATTTAGTGTTAGGTATTGGAGATGATAATATTAATTATCAAGGAGATGGTACAAGTGGAGTTTACATCTACGGGGCACAATTAGAACAAGGCGAATACGCAACATCATACATACCTACTAACGGAAGTACAGTAACAAGAGTAGCAGAAACTTGTAACGGTGCTGGAGATGCTTCAACGTTTAACGATTCAGAGGGTGTTTTGATGGCAGAGATAAGTGCTTTGGCTGATGATGGTACAAGTAGAAGAATTAGCATATCAGATGCAAGTATAAATAATAGGGTTAGTATAGAAGTAGACGAAATTTCTGATAGATTAAAATTATTTATTGATGCAAACTCTTTGCAAGTAGACAATATAGGACTAACTAACTTTACAAAAATTTGTGGTAAGTATAAAGCAAATGATTACTCATTATGGGTTAATGGTTTTGAATTAGCAACATTGACCACGAGTAGTAATGTTCCAAGTGGTTTAGATAGATTAAACTTTGACGGTGGAGGTGGCAACAATGATTTCTACGGAAACACAAAACAAATACAATACTTTGATTCAGCACTAACAGACGCAGAACTTGAAACATTAACATCTTGGCAATCATTTTTAGAAATGGCTAACGCACAAAATTACACAATAATATAATTATGGCAAATACTTTAAAATTTGGAAACGGACTATGGGCAACACAAGAGGGGTCAACACTCGCCTATAATGACGAAAATGGCAATTATAAGCCTTTACCATTTGAATTCGAAAGGGATACAAATGCAACTGTTGTAAACAAAAATGGTTTAATAGAAACAGTAGGAAACAATATACCAAGAATAGACTTTCAAGGTAATAATAAAGGTGCTTTGTTGT